TCATACACTTTCAATTTTCCGCTTTTTCCGCTTTTCTATTTTCTTGTTTTTTCTTTACTTCATTATTATAACATAGAAACAAGTTTTTGTCAAGTGTATCTTTTTTCATACACCCCCAAACGGCCAGCGATTCGCTACACACGTCCCCTATTTAATTATATCATATTTTTTTGTTTTTGTCAAGTGTATCTTTTTTCATACACTTTCAATTAGAGTTTTTAGAGTTTTTTGACATTTTTGAGATTTTTTTGG